CTCTGGTGCACCACCAGTATCAGAAGTTCCAGACTGAGTATTTGCACTCTGAGGTGGAATAAACTTCTCATTAAGTCCAAGACAATCAATTTCTAAGAAGTTCATTGCTAATGTCTGTCTTTCACTAAATCCGTTAAATGTATTTAATGTCAACTTTAATGGAAGACCAAATTGGAAGTCTTGATATAAACCCTTCTTAAATTCTTCTTTTGTATAAGCACTAACTTCATGATAAATTACATCACATGGATTTGAAATATGAAGCCTTAAAAACATATTTGTCCAACCTTGAATCTGAGGTAACATCATTGAAATTGCTAATTCTGTATCTGCTTTAATTGCAGCAGTAAAACCAGTAGTACCAGAGATAGTAGAAGAGTTTAATATCTGAGCACCACCTGAACTATTAAATAATGTTTCTGTAGCCTTAGAAATTTTATTTGTGTCATTTACTTTTGCAGAATCAAATGAAATCTGGTCTAATTTACCTGGCACAATTGCCGCAGAAATATAATCTGGTAAAGCTTCATTAATCATACGATTAAAATAGTCAATCATAAGTGATGGATCAACTTTCCATTCATCTGCTGAGTCAGCACCGGTTAATGTCTCCATTTCTAACCAAATCATCTTATAAATTTCTTGTTCATCTGCAATTGCTTGAATATCTTCAAGATCAATAAGATTAATAATACTATTTAACATACCAGAGAATACCGGCAAAACCGTATCCCAATCTTCTGGTCTTGATTTTAATACCACGCAATATTCCGGTGGTAAAGTCTGATATTTTTCTTTTGATGACTCATAAGCTCTATACATACTCTGGAAAGGCTCACCCCATGCTTCAAGTTCAAACTGTCTTGAACGGAAGTATGTCATATCCATTGCTGCTGAAAAGTTTCCAGTTGGATATACACCGTCAATTTTCATGTAGTCACTGTCCAACGGCAAGATAAATAAACCTTCACCTTCAGTATAATATGCACATCCATATGCAACGTCTTCTCTAAATGCAATTGATAACATTTTTAAAAATTCATATTGCAAATTCATCTCATCAAGCATTACTAAAGTTTCTTGATATGATTTTAAAGTTTTCTGTACATCCGGTACTTTTATTAAATCATACTGAGGAATAACTGTACGACATCTTAAATCAAACATCGTTGCATTATACATAATAAGTCTGTAATAAGCATGACATCTATAAAATAAATATCTACTTAAATTTCTAAGATTTTTCTCATTTGCCCCGATGTTCTGCAAGTATGTTCTAAGCGAATCCTTATTAAATGCACTTACTGCCTTTGTAGCAGTCTTAGTAACATCTCTTAAACTCTTTACCGCAGAATCAGCCGCAGCAAAATTCTCAATGTGTTTCTTATTTTTTTCATACCACTCACGCATTTCGTTAGCAGTAGGCTGTTTATTTTTTGTAGAAGGTGCAGTAGTAGTCACCTCTGTTTTTTTCATTCTTTGTGCCACGTTAGCACCTCCTTATTTATTTTTTTTTATTAAATGACCCGCCGAGTGTGCATTGTTAAGAGGCTGGCGGGTTCTGTTCAAAAGTTTATGTAGGTAACTTTTTACCTATGTTTACTCAAATGATGATAATCGTCTCGCTGGACGTATTGTAAGTTGGGAAACGAGATTACCAAAATCTTGTTTTGGTTTAATTTTTAATGCCAACTGTTGTGTAACATAATAATTATATTGTAATGATGAAAATCTATCCTTTCGCATACCAGTTCTTTCTTTTAATTTGACCTTATTATTAACAATTTCATGTTCCAAATTGATCATTTCATTAATTAAAAAACTTGTCTGTATATATGGTGCTTTTATCTTTGCTTGCTCAGTAGCACTCATTTTTGAGTAACCACTAATTTTCTTTATATTATCTTCAACATCAAATTCAGATGCTAAGAAATTAATGTTACCATTTTTTATACCGGCACGAAGACTAGTAGCAGCAATAGAGTTAAATTCTGCATTCGCTTTAATTGTCCAAACTACTTTATTTGCATTTTTAACAGTGCAACGACTTGCCATATTATCATCATTACAACTACACAAAGCTTGATAGGTTTCTCCTGTAGATGGATCATATTGCTCCTTTGTAATAAAGTCATATACGCCCAAACCATTACCCTGACAGTCTAGAACTAAATCAGTACATTTATATTTATAAAAATATCTCATAATAATAATCCCAAGTTCATCTGTCTTTAAACCTTCAAACGTTTCTATATAAACAATATTACTCATATATGAATTATTATTATTTGGTATAGCTACATTTATTTCTATAGCCGTGGCATCGTTTGCGTGTTTTTTAGTTGCCATAAGAGCAACGTCCACCGACATAATTCTTTTCTCTCCATATGCTAATTCCGGAACATTAATTCCACGTTTATCATACATATCAAGAGGATAATAAGCATTTTTGATTTTTCTATGTTTTGATATGTCATCATATCTAAAGAATGCACCATCAGAATCTCCATACCAAAGAGCACCCATTTCCATAGAAAATGCAATATCATCAAAATCGTCTTCTGACATTTCATCTTCAACTTGTTCTCTTTGTAATAGTCCTTCTTTAATTGCAAGTTGATAGGGCAACCCACAGCAGAAATACTTACGTTTATCATCTAACATATTGGCAAAATATGCCTTCGTCTTATCATATGCCCAATGACTTTGATAAAAAGCAGAAGACATATATACTTCTGAATTTCGCTCTTGTAAATGAGCGTATTCTGGTTTTGATAAATACCCTGGCATTCTTGTTGTTGTTAAGAATTTTCTTAATACCGTATTAATAACATTCAAATCTACCATTCTAAACTCATCTACAACAATAATGTTTGCTCTGTTATGTCGAGCATTATCATTACTTGTTACGATATTTATCCAAGAACCATTATAAAAATCAACTCTAGCATTATTTACACTAGAAGATATAAAACTTATTTCATTCCTAAGATTCTGTGAACCCCACGAATAATTTTTTAGGAAGTCTGTTTCTATTTTAGTAATAACTTCAACTGCCTGAGATTTTACACCAGAAGCTACACATATTTTTGTGCCAGGATATAAAATACATCTAACTACACAATATAAACTAGTCAACCATGTCTTTCCGGAACCACGACTAGCAATATATAAGAAGTTTGTACTTACCATCATCATGTAGATGAGTATCTTCTGGAATAACTTTAAATTCATATTCAAAAATTCTTTTACGAATCTTTGTGGGTTTTTTCTATAAAATGCAGCCCAATATCCAATACCATCCATTAGACGCTCGGATTTTTCTTTTTGAACTTCAGAAATAGTTTTTTTATTATTTGCCATAATATCACCTACTCTTCATCATCCAAACTACCGAACACCCTATTAAAGATATCTTCACTATCTTCCTCATCATCATATTGAGGTTTCGTTACAGTAAATTTACTCATAAATTTTTCATATATATGTGTAAAATTATTTTTAAGACCAAGCATTTTACTCGCATGACCTTTAAAGAAAACATCAATATACAATCCGATTTTATCTACATCTTGTAATTCAGGATCTATTTCCGGTAATGGTCTTGTTTCTTCATATTTTTGAATTAGTGTTCCAAAAGTCTGTGCGTCTGAAATACTATCTGAACCAGCTTGACGTGGAGTAATATTAGCAGTAGCAAGAAGCTCCTGATATGTTTTATCTAAGTCCTTTGTTGCAATACCACTTTTTGTTGCTTTATTAATTTCCCATTTTTTAAAACTCAATCTCTCAAAGATTGATTCTTGTGCCTTAGTGTTACATTCATATCTTGTAATCCAATCTTGATATTCATTCTCAAGGAACATATAGTCCTCATTAGAATATCCGGCACCAAATCTCTTTTTTGCAGCCTTAATAGTTTTCTGATTTATTTTTGTTTCTTCTTCATCAGTTACAACACCAAGTTCAAATTCACTATCTGCCCAAGTTTTATTTTTATACTGTGGCAATGATTTTAACGGAACAAGATAAGCAAGAAACGGTGCTTTTCTATTTTTCTCATTAACTTCATCTGCGACAGTTTTACAAGCAGACTCATATAAATCGTCTATATATGGCAGATTCATTTTTTGAAGCATCTTCTTAACTGAATCCTTAGTTTCATTAGGTTTATCTGTTTTTTTATCTCTCTGTTCAACTTCTGCAAGAATACATTTTTTGCATTGTGGGAAAACCCCAATAGCATATTCGTTTGAAGAATAAAAATTTTCTCTACTTATAAATTCACCACATTTAGGACAAAGAATATAATCTTGTTCAATTATTTTGTTATAATCACGAGCTAACTCGTTATAATATTGTTTTACTTTACTTACGGTAGCCGATTTAATCTCGGATTCCGTTTTTGATTGTTTTAAATAAGCGATATAAATCAGCCTCCTTTTAATCCTTTTTTTCAATAATCCCACTACCAAGCAACGAACTTGATTACAATCCTCTTTAGCAGGCATAATAATAGGAGAGTAGCAATGCCACTCTCCATATCTTTAAAACTTAATATCAAAATTATCCAACATGTCTTTTAACATATTCTGATTGCTTGAATAAAAACTATATGTAGTCTTGTA